GACTCAGTAGTGTCTTGTTTAAGAATTTTTAGTTTCGATAACTCTGCTACAAACAATATGTTTGATGTTAGATATCAATTAAGATTAAATGACTTATATGATTTTTCATCAACAAGTATTATTCATTATGAAATGACAATGCAACATTTGGATTATCTATCACACTTGTTAGTAGGGGAAACACCGATTAGATTTCAAGAACATCAAAGAAGATTATATCTTGATATGGATTGGAGTAATGACATTAGCGAAGATGATTACTTAATTATTGAGTGTTATCGTAAAATAGACCCAGATACATTTACGGATTTATATAACGATATACATTTAAAAAGATATGCAACTGCTTTGATTAAAAGGCAATGGGGTCAAAACTTATCAAAGTTTAATGAAGTTCAATTACTAGGTGGTGTAACTATGAATGGTGAACAAATTTATACACAAGCTCAAGACGACATCACTAAACTAGAAGAACAAATACAAAATATGCAATACCCCGATATGTTAATAAAGGGATAGTATAATGGCTGTTAACAGCTTATTTAAATCATCTGGTACTACGAATGCCACAGAAAGAAATCTATACTCTGACTTAATCAAAGAGTCTATCCAAATTTACGGACATGATGTAAATTATATTGATAGGACTTTACAAGCTAGAGATAATATCTTTGGCGAAGATAGTTTATCGCAATTTAATAAATCTCAAACAATCGAAATGTATGTTGAAGACTCATCTGGTGGATATCAAGGTGAGAAAGAAGTTATGCAACAATTCGGTTTAGAGAATAGAAACGAAATTACCTTTGTTGTACATAGAACAAGATTTGATGATGTTGCTCATCAATTAGATATTGAAAGTGGTACAGATACTACTGAGGGTTCAATACTCTTAGAGGACGGTACTATTACTGAGTCAACAGATAACAATGCTTCACAATCTTTTGAAAGTGCTTATATAAGAAAAGAAGACGAGACAGTTTCTACATATGCATCAAGACCAAAAGAAGGTGATCTAGTTTTTCATCCTATACTAAAGAAACTATTTGAAGTATCTTTTGTAGATCATGACGAACCATTTCATCAATTAGATAATAACCCCGTTTACAAATTAAGATGCAGACAATTTGAGTATTCTAGCGAGGAACTAAATACTGGTATTACCGATGTTGATAGTATCGAAGATGCATTAACAGGTGATAGTCTTGGCCATCAATTTACACTTGAGGCTGAGACTGCATACAACGAAAGTATTGCTCTTGAATTCTTTACTAACTTATCACAAACTGATACGTTATTAATGGAAGATACTGATGTGGTTGTTCATGAAGATGATAGTAGTTCAATTGGTACTAATATTCTTCTTGAAGAGTCTGACCCATCAGTTGGTTCAAACTTCTTATTACAAGAGACATATATAGTTGGTGACGGTACAATAGATGTAACAAGTCAAAATGAGTTGTTTGATAAAGCAGATGACTCGATATTAGACTTCTCTGAAAGAAATCCTTTCGGTGATGCTGGAGAATAGAAAATGTTAGGAACACAATTTTATCACGAAACAATCAGAAAGATGGTTGTCTCATTTGGAACGATATTTAACAATATCAATTTGGTCAGAAAAGACAATAACGGTACAATCATTCAAAAGATGAAAGTTCCTCTAGCGTATGGACCGAAACAAAAATTTTTAGCAAGATTAGATCAAGATGCTGATCTAACAAGTAAAGTAGCAATTACTTTACCTCGTATTGGTTTTGAAATTCAAAACATGTCATACGATACTACAAGAAAATTAAACAGAGTTCAAAAATTTAAAAAAGTAAAAACTGATAGTACTAATAAATTAGAAAGTCAGTTTATGCCAGTACCATATAACTTAGATTTCGAATTGTTTATCATGGCAAAACAATCAGATGATGCGTTACAAATTATAGAACAAATACTACCATACTTCCAACCAGATTATACTGTAACAATTAATGACATGGCAGATATGGGTATTAAAAGAGATATACCAATTATTTTAAATTCTATTAATTACGAAGATAGTTACAGAGGTGAATTTGCAGAAAGACGAGCAATTGTTTATACTTTATCTTTCACTTCTAAATTCTATCTATATGGACCAGTAACAGATAGCAAAGTTATCAAACAAGTACAAGTCGATCAGTTTACAGACTTACCTGATAAATCACCGACAAGAGAACAAAGATATACTGTTACACCAAAACCTGCTTCTGCTGATGCAGATGATGATTTTGGATTTAATGAGACTACAGCTTTTTATGAAGACGCAAAAACTGATTAATCATTAAATAACTTTTTTTATATTATGTACAGATCGAAGACCATTAACCTAGATATAACTTCTCGTTGCACACTTGCATGTAGTGGGTGTGATAGAGATTGGTATAAAAAAAATAATAAAACAATTCCTAAAAACGATTTGTCTTTAGAAGACTTTGATAAGATTTCAAATTATTATGAGACTATATTATTTTGTGGACAAATATCAGACCCAACATTTAATCCTCATTTTATTGATATGCTTAAAATGTGTTATGAAAAAAATGTAAAAGTTGAAGTATCATCAGCTGCTTCTCATAGACCTGAAGAATGGTATGTTAACGCTTTTAAAGCAAATCAAAACGCAAGGTGGATATTTGGTTTAGACGGATTTCCAAAAGACAGTCATAAGTATCGTATCAATCAAGATGGTGAAAAAATATGGCGAATGATGCAACTTGCTGTGTCTATGGGTATAAAAGTTGCATGGCAATATATTGTTTTTGATTATAATGAGAACGACCAATTTAAAGCTTATGACATGGCAAAGAATAATGGTATGGAGTTTTTACTTATAGAGTCTTCTAGATTTAGTGAGGATAAAACTAAACATTTAAAACCAGAAGTATCATATACAGAAAAACAAAGACGTAATGATTTTAAACCACAATGTTTAGAAGGTAAAGAGTATGGTTGGGATTACATGGGTAGATTATTACCATGTTGTTGGTTTTGGGAACCAAATAAAGATCATTTATCACAATCTAAATTAACCCAAGATAAGTTCCATATAAGTAATATAGGTAAAGTTGAAGATATAATAAACTCAAAAGAATGGATTGAGTTTCATAAAATGCTAAAAGAAAACCCAGAGAACGCACCTGATATATGTAAATTAAAGTGTGGTGTTCGTGGTGGGAAAACAAGTACAAGAACACTTATGAATGAGATAACAAATGACAGATAAAGTTGACAAAATTATTAATGATGCGTTAGGTATCAAAGATAAAGAAATTATTAAATCAGAACCCAAAGAAGTTATTCCTAGACCAAAGGAAAATGAAGATATTGATTCTGATTACAAATACCAAAGAGAAAACTTTTACAATTTAGTTGAAAGAGGACAAGACGCAATACAAGGAATATTAGATATTGCTCAACAATCAGATCATCCAAGAGCGTATGAAGTTGCTGGTAATTTAATTAAACAAGTTTCTGAGGTAACAGAAAAACTTGGTGATCTACAAGAGAAGATGAAAAAATTAAAAGATGTACCTAACAAAGCACCTAAGAATGTTACTAATGCATTGTTTGTAGGTTCAACAGCTGAACTTCAAAAAATGTTGAAAAAGAAAAAGGATGATTAGAATTATACTATTAATAATAAATCACTATTCAACTGCATTGACAAGTTGGTCATGGCAGAAACTATATGGTAACAGAAAAACAGGTTACGGATATAAAAAGAAAAAGGATGATTGATTATAAAAATGATGGCTTTAAAAATAAAGGTGGCGATTTAGATATAACAAACAAGTGTACCTTACAATGTCCTACGTGTGCTAGAGGTAACTTTAAATATAAATCTAATGACATACCTGGCGGCGATTTAACTATTGAAGAGTGGGAAGACTTAACAGATTACTTTTCAGCATTAACTCTTAACGGAACTTACGGCGACCCAATTTTTAATCCTAATCTAATTGAGATGTTACGTATTGCATGTTCTAAAAATGTTCATGTATCTATTAGTAATGCGGCATCACAAAGACCTATGGATTGGTATATCAAAGCATTTAACGCACATCCAAAAGCAGAATGGCGATTTGGTATAGATGGGTTACCATATCAAAGTTTTGTTCATAGAATAAATCAAGATGGTGAACATTTATACGAAGTAATGAAAACTGCTAGTGAAATGGGTATCAAATGTATTTGGCAATATATTGTTTTTAAATATAACGAAGATAAGATAGATGAAGCAATACAGATGTCAAAAGATATTGGAGTTGATTTAGAAATAAATTACTCTGGTAGATATACAGAGTTTTTAAAACCAACAGACACTTTTGACATTGAAGAAGATAAAGAAGAGTTTATACCCAAATGTTTAACAGAGACGCAAGAAAGATTACCTTTTGTAGCAACAAACAAACAAGTATTACCATGTTGTTGGGTAGATGCTCATGTTCAATATAAAGATAATGTGGATGTAAGATTTGAACCATTATTGGATAAAAGTAACAATCTAAATACTAATAAGATAAAAGATATTGTAAACAGTAAATCATGGATTAACTTCTTTGATAAAATTACAAACGGCGATGTACCAGAATTGTGTAAGAAAAAATGTTCTACAAAAAGAAAAAGTTTAAATAGAAAAAGAAAGTATTATATAAATGGAAAGTTATCTAGGGAATCCTAATCTTAAAAAAGCAAACCACCAGCAAGAGTGGACTAAGGAACAAGTTTTAGAATACCAAAAGTGTATGGAAGACCCTCTATACTTTATCACTACTTACATAAAGATTATATCACTAGACGAGGGGCTTGTCAAGTTTAAACCTTATACTTTTCAAAAAGAAATGATAGGTACGTTTCATAAAAATAGATTTACTATTTGTAAACTACCTAGACAATCAGGTAAATCAACAATTATGGTTTCGTATCTATTACACTATGCGTTGTTTAACCCAAGTGTTAACATAGCAATCCTTGCCAACAAAGCTGCAACTGCAAGAGACTTATTAGGTAGATTACAACTTGCATATGAAAACTTACCCAAGTGGTTACAACAAGGAGTAATGTCATGGAACAAAGGAAGTTTAGAATTAGAGAATGGCTCTAAAATACTTGCTTCTTCGACTTCAGCGAGTGCTGTACGGGGTGGAAGTTATAATATCATATTCCTAGACGAGTTTGCTTATGTACCCGCTACTGTTGCCGAGCAGTTCTTTAGTTCAGTATATCCTACAATTTCTTCTGGTAAAACTACAAAGGTTGTAATTGTATCTACACCACATGGTATGAACATGTTCTATAAGTTATGGAATGATGCACAATATAAAAGAAACAATTATATACCTATTGAAGTACATTGGTCAGAGGTACCTGGTAGAGATGAAAAATGGAAAAAAGAAACTATCGCAAACACAAGCGAACAACAATTTGCCACAGAGTTTGAGTGTGAGTTTTTAGGTTCGACTAATACACTTATCAATGCATCTAAACTTAGAACACTATCTTACAAAGAACCCATTGTAAAAAATGAGGGATTAAATGTTTATGAAAATCCTATAAAAGATCACAATTATTTAATTACGGCTGACGTTGCACGTGGAACAAAAAACGATGCATCAGCATTTGTAGTATTTGATGTAACAAGTATTCCATATAAAATAGTTGCATCATTTAAAGATAATGAAATTAAACCTTTGTTATTTCCACACAAAATACATCATGTTGCCAAAGCATATAATAATGCATATGTTTTAGTTGAAGTAAATGATATTGGCGAACAAGTATCAAACAATTTACACTTTGATTTAGAATATGATAATATAATTATGTGTTATATGCGTGGACGTGCTGGACAAATTATGGGTGGTGGATTTAGTGGAGGTAAAGCTTCATTAGGTGTAAGAACAACAAAGGCAGTTAAAAAAGTTGGTTGCTCAAATATGAAACAACTTATTGAAACAGATAAACTACTCGTAGATGATTTTGATATTATCAATGAACTATCAACTTACATAGTTAATGGTAATCAATTTCAAGCAGAGGAAGGTAGTAATGATGATTTGGTTATGTGTTTAGTATTGTTTTCATGGGCAACAGATCAAAGATATTTTAAAGAGTTAACAGATCAAGATGTTAGAAAAAGAATGTATGCTGATAACCAAGATAGAATTGAACAAGACATGACACCATTTGGTTTTATACTAGATGGTAATGAAGATGAAATAGGAGAAACAGTTGATGAGTATGGTACAAGATGGTCACCAGTTACAATCAGAGATAAAGACACCGATTGGTAATCATGTTTTAGTAGATTATACTGCTGCAACTTTTGGAGATTGGTTAAGATATTTTATTTCAGAGCATAATGGTTTTGAAAAACTTAATTTTAAAACAGAAAAAGAACCAGGGTTTTTAAAATTAAAACTACATGCTAAAAAGATAAAATTAAGTAATATAAAAACTAAAAGTGATTTTATAGAAGAGTTTGAAAAAGTTAATCCAAATTTTAAAAATAATAGACAATGTTATAAGATTACACATGCTTATTCTGGTTCTCATTGTGCAGGTCATAGTTGTGTTGGTGTGAATTGGTTAGAAGATGGTTCAATGTTAAATGGTAAAATATTTAAATGGGATTACACTAATTATAATCTAATAAGAGAAACAGATCATAAAATAGTTTTTGTAACTTTAAGTCCTTTTTCCAAATATAGAGACTTATACATGAAAAGACATGAGGCTTGGAATCCAATTAAAAATGATGAAAAATCTCATGAGTTAGTTTGGCAAAGAAACTATATAAAAAATGATTATCCTAAACACAAACTAAATTATCAAATAGAAATCAATAATTTACTTGACAAAGACGATGAAACTTATTACAATCTAATAAAATTTTTAGATGTAAAACCAATAGAGAAATGGAAATATTATGTTGACGACTTCGACAAACTCATACTCTCAAAATAATCATGTTTGTGTAGATTATGGCGGAGGCTCATTTGGAGATTTTTTAAGATACTTAATATCTCTTCATGACGGATTTGAAAAATTTGGGGATACTGGCGAATGGTTTGGTTGGAGAGAAAGTCTTCCACACCACAAAAAATGTTTATTTACAAACTTTCATTTGGAACCACACAAAAAGATTAATTTTACAAAAGCAAATACCATAGATAAGTTTAATAGTGAGTTTGATAGATTGATGCCTAATAATAAAAATTATCGTCAAGTATATAAAACATTATCTGAAGTAAATAAACCTGCAGGTAAGTCTCATAGTTTTGTCAATGCATCTTGGTTAGAAGATGGTTCTATAATTGATGGTGTGCCGTTTAAATGGGATTACCATGATTATAATATTGTAAGACAAACAGATCATAAAATTATTTTTATTTCATTAAGTCCTTTTTCAAAATACAAAGATATATATCTTTATAGACATGCAAAGTGGGATGAATTGTACGAAAGAGATTCTAATACTAAAAAACATATAGAAGTTTGGACACGAAATTATATTAGAAATAATTTTCCAAAACATGAATTAAATTATGAATTAGAAATAAACGAATTACTAGACGGACACGAAGATGTATATTTAGATTTGTGTAAGTTTATTGATGTGAAACCTTTAGATAAATGGAGAGATTATATTGACGACTTCCAAAAACATATATTCCCAAAATAAACCGACTGGTAGTCATGTATGTGTAGATTACCCAGCAGGAGCATACGGTGATTTACTAAGATGTTTTATATCTCAACATGAGGGATTTGAAACAATTAAATATGTTAATAGTGGGTCAGGTGGATTAGTAACTGCTGTTACACCTCAACCTAATACAAAGGTAAGTTTTAATAATGTAAAAAACTTAGAAGATTATAATTCAGCATTTAACTATGAACATCCCAATGCTAATGAATATAGACAATGTTATAAAATTAAATCTCACTTACCTCAAAATAAACATGGTCATACCACAGTTAATGTTACTTGGTTAGAACATCATAATTGGGATTATTCGGAGTATGAAATATTAAGACAAACAAATCACAAAATAGTTTTTGTAGTGTTAAGTCCTTTTTCAAAGTATAAAGATTTATATTTAAGCAGACATATTACATGGAACGCAGCTTTAAATGTAAAACTTGAACTTTCAAAAGAGGGAACAGTAAAAAAACATAAAGTAGAATTATTTAATACTGATATTGAAGCAATTAAACAGGCAGAGCATCATTATAAAACTTGGAAAAAAAATTATTTAACTTATGAGTATCCAAAACACGAATTAAATCATGAAATAGAAATTAATAATTTACTTGACAAAGACGATGAAACCTATTATAATCTGATAAAATTTTTAAATGTTAAACCTTTAGAAAATTGGAAAGACTGTTTACAAGGATTTATAGATACAGTTTTTTCGGATTGTTCTTACTTGAATAGATAATATGTTAATGCCAGATATAGATTATTATTTTAGAAATAATTGGAAACCAAACTATGATAAGTTTAAGTATTCTGGTTGGCAGTTATTAGATAAGATAGACAAAGACGCACATATACTAGATATAGGATGTGGTTTCAATTTACTTAAACCACACTTTCCTAATCTATATGGAATAGACCCATGTAATAGTAATGCAGATCAAGAGATTGCATTTGAAGATTATACACCACATAAAAATTTTGATGTATATTTGGCACTCGGAAGTTTAAACTTTGGCGATGAAAAAGTAGTTGACAAACAAATAGAACATCTGTATAATATCACAAAAAAGAATGATATAATTTATTGGAGACAAAACCCTGGGTTAAGTGACCATCCTTGGCAAGGTATGGAAGAAGTTAAATTTTTTCCATGGTCAGAAAAACACAATGAAGATTGGTGCAATAAATATAATTTTGAATTGAAAGAAATAAAACAAGATACTGGCAATAGATTATATGCAGAGTGGATACGTAAATAAATGGAAATAGTATTTTTGTTATTAGGAGTAATCTACGGATTAATCGTAGGTTTAGTTCCAGCTGCAGGTGCAACAACTGGGTTAATAACTTTGTTTGGAATTATGCCATACTTTGCATCTGACCCCTATCTTGGTGTTATCTTTTGTGTTGCCGTTGTTGCATCCTCTACAACAGGTGACTCTTTTAGTGGAGTACTATTAGGAATACCAGGGGCAAACTCTGCGGCCGCAACAATGGTTGACGGATTTCCTATGGCACAAAACGGAGAAGCGTCAAGAGCATTATCAGCCGCAATAACATCATCAACTTTAAATGGATTATTCTTTGGGTCATTAACATTTTTATTCTTACCATACTACACAAATATTGTAATGTACATGGGAGTACCAGAACTATGGGGATTAGTTGTACTTGCATTTGTAACAGTAGGATTTGTTTCTACAAAAAATTATATTAGAAGTATTATTGCTATTGTTCTTGGTGTTACATTTGGATTAGTAGGTGTTGATGCAAACAATGTCGCTAGATTTACTCTAGGATGGCAATACTTAGAGGATGGTATTCAGATACTTCCTTTTGTTGCAGGTCTATTTGCTATACCAGAATTATGGTCAAGTTGGAAAACTAGAAGTGCAACCGATGATGTAGAATATTGGTACGGTGGAACATGGAAACAAATTAAACAAGGTATTAAAGATGTTTTTGTATCTTGGAAAGACAGTTTACGTGGAGGCATGATAGGTTCTTTTATAGGATTACTACCAGGTCTTGGTGGGGCGATGGCAGATTGGTTGGCATATGGTTCAACAGTTGCATCTAATCCAAACGAAAAATTTGGTCATGGAAATGTAAAAGGTGTTGTTGGAGCTGAAGGTGCAAACAATTCACAAAAGGCATCTTCATTTATACCAACAGTATTATTTGGAATACCTGGAGCTCCATTTGCAGCTATTCTTATGGGATTATTTTTATATCTCGGAATAGACTTAGGTTCACCAGAAACTTTTTATGACGATAAATTATTTGATAGTATGGCGTTTGCGTTCTTAGTAGGAACAATAATTACAGCATTGATTTGTTATGTGTTAGCATATTACTCTTCATACATTGCTAAACTTCCATACAAATTTTACTTTCCATTTATCCTAATAGTAATTGTTTGGGCAACTTTACAATATACTGGTGGGTGGGAAGACATAGCAGTTTTAACGATTTTTAGTATAGTAGGTATTATTGCAAAAAAATATAAATTTAGCAGACCTGCTTTACTAATTGGTTTTTTGTTAAGTGATAGAATATATTCTTTATCTTATCAATTAACATCACTACACACAATGAATGACTTGATAACCAGACCAATTTTCTTGTTCATTTTATTGTCAATAATAATAATCTTATATTGGTCTTTAACTAAAAGGAGTAAACTAGACTATGCTTAGAATAATATTGATTGCAATGCTTTTTTTCACGACAGTTGCAAAAGCAGATTATATATTGATCGTACCACAAAAACCCTCAGGTGGTACATCCGTTTGGTCACAAATTGTTGTGGCAGAATGGGAAAAACATTTAGGGGAAAAAATTATTATCAAATACTTGCCTGGTGCAAGAGATCAAATGGGGCCAAACAAGTTCCAAAATGAATTAAGATTTGATGATAAAACAATTCTAGTATCACATGGTGGTAATGGAATATCATATCTAATTGAACCAGTTGAATATAATTATCTTGATTGGGATTCTATTGGACATATGAATCTTAATATCATTGTTGGTGCTCAAGAACAAGTAGCAAATAGATGTTGTCAGAAAATTAAGTTTTCTGCAGGTTCAGGTATGATACCTGAGATCATGGCAATTACAATGTTAATGGCTGGGCCAGAAATGGACCCTTACAAAGCGTTTAACGAATACATAACTTTTGTAAAAGGAATGAGTGGGTCAGAAAGAAGACTTGCGTTTATTCGTGGCGATTTAACTGCAACTAGAGAAAATCCAGCTGCATATAAAAAACATGTAATGCCTTTAATTGAAAAAGGTGTGGCAATGACTTGGTTTCATCATGGAATATTAGATACACAAAGTGGTAATCACCAAGAAGACCCTAATTTTACAGAACCAACTTTTGAACAACTTTACTTTAATATGTACGGAGTATCAGCATCTGGTGATTTCTATAATGCATATAAACTTGTTAAGTCATGGCGTGATTCTATACAGAAAGCGTTTTGGGTTAACAAAGGTAATCCTAATAAACAAAAGTTAATTGATGCTTTAAACAAAATGATTGCAGACCCAGAATCTGTGGCTGCGATTGAAAAAAAAGTTGGAAAGTATGAGTGGAAAGTAGGACAAGATGGTAACGATACTGTTACTCTTCTAAAATCACTTATTACACCAGAAGCATTAAAAACATTAGTTGACTTTGCTGATGTTGAACTTGGATATAACTCTGTATATAAAGAAGAGTTAACTAAGTAAGTGTATATACTCGTAACAGGCGCCCCAGGCTCCAAATGGAGTAGTGTCGTTAAAAACATCTATTGGTCTGAGGATATCGATCATACAGATTATACAGACGAAAGAACGTATTGGCATGATGCAGATACCCCTGGTAAGAAACAATTAATGCACACAGGCGCTTATTACGACCCAGGCATGGAGTTTGGAAATCAACGTGACCAATGGGATTTACCTTTCTCTGGCGAGGGGAAAAGGATTATTAAATCTCATTGTTTTGCGTATGAGTTAGACGAATTAAAAAAACATAAACATCCTATTGTCATGGTATACAGAAATGATATAGAATGCTATGATTGGTGGAAACATTGTGGTGAGTTTAATATCACATATCCAAAATATACTTACTATGAAAATTTAACAAGTATGTGGTTTCATATTCAAGAACAGAATAAAGACATTATGAATTTTTGTAAAAACAATTGGAACAGAATTAAAAAAGTTAAAAATAATATAGAATTAGCAAACGAATTAGAAATACAATATCTAGGTGATGAACACAACTACAAGCAAAAGGATATTCAAGTATATGTCTATAAGTAATTGGGAAGACGCAAAAAAAAGAAGTAACTATCACTTTGATAATTCGATAGTAGATACTGATAACATCAAACACATTGGTAGATTTGTGGGTAATTGGAAAGAAGAAATAAACAATGTTATTCACGATGCAAAAGAGCTCAATTGGAGTAATAGAAGATTATCTGCTGGTAGACCTAATAACGATGTTGAGGCCGAAGAGAATGATTTAATTAAAGCAGGTGCCAATCCAAAGATGACGATCTATCGTGGACTAACTGATTTTAGTAAATGTCCTACTATACAAAAAATGATAGATTACTTTGAGTTTAAAACTGTTAAAGCAAAATTGCATGTTCAGTTTACTGGTGAAATGTTGAATATGCATGTAGATAAACTTTATGATATAGACGAAGACCCTAATAACGTTCTTAGAATTATGATTATGTTAGATGATTACGAGCCTGGTCAGTTTATGATGTATGGAAATCAATTATTTGATAGATGGCAAAGTGGGGATATGCATTATTTTGATTGGAAGAATATACCACACGCAACGGCAAACGCAAGTAATAAACCTAGACCAATGTTAGTTTTAACTGGTGTTATGTCAGATAGAACAAAAGAACTTATATCAACTCAATCAGATCATTATCAAGTTTAATCCAACAATTATGACATATGACATTAGAACTATCAATTAAATTAAGTATTTCTTGTCTACCAGAACCATTAACACCATTAGTTTTAGATAGTTTACGTATATTAGAATCATGAGGATGAAATTTAAGACATATGGTTTCACTCTCACCACAGTTTTTACAAGACTTATCAGATAGATGGTTGTTTAACCAAGATACACGTTTATTGTAGTGTCTTCTTGCAACTTTCTTGATAGTCTCTTTGTATTTTTCATAATGAGATTGCATGATAATAGTATTTATATCTGGTCGGTCTATAAATAATGGGTCTTTAAAAATTTAATATCTATAAATACAGATATAAAATAGAATGTAATAGCTATACATCAAAAGGAGAACAACAATGGCATTTTTAGTCTCACCTGGCGTTCAGGTAAAAGAAGTTGACTTAACGAATGTGGTACCAGCAGTAGCAACGTCAATCGGTGCAATTGTAGGCGCATTTGAAAAAGGCCCAGTCTCATCTGTAACAACTATAACGTCTGAAGAAGACCTTATTAAAAATTTCGGAAAACCAAACTCATCAAATTTTGAGAACTGGTTTTGCGCTGCAAACTTCCTACAATACACAAACTCTTTGAGAGTAGTAAGAGCAGAAAGTGGATTAGTTAATGCAGTTGCATCGGGTTCAGCAATATTAATCAGAGATACAGACCACTATCAAGGTTCTTTCGCTGCAGGCGAAGCATCTGTTGGTGAGTGGGCTGCAAGAACAGCTGGAACATGGGGAAATTCACTAGGAGTTTCAATCTGTGCATCAGCAACAGCATACGAAGAAATGTTAACTGGCTCTAACCTAACAGTAGGTGAAGACGCAGTTGGCGCTACATCAATCGCAGTAGATGACATAGACGCATCTGGCGATGAAATACACGTACACGATATTATATCTTTCTTTACAGACTCAGCAGGTTCAACGCCTGTAACTGGTGAAGAGGGAAAACAATACGAAGTAACAGCAATAAACACTTCAACTAACGTTGCGACAATTAGAAGATTAGATGACCCTAACGGTGGTGGAGTTCACGCTATCATACCTGATAACTCTTACATCAAAAGACGTTGGAGATTCTATGACAGATTTGACGGAGCTCCTGGCACATCTGCATGGGCAACAGCTAATGGAAGAGGAACAGGTGACGAGATACACGTAGTAGTTTTTGATACTACTGGTGACATCACTGGTTCAGCTGTAGATGTAGCGGGTGAAAGACAAAATGCAATCATCGAAACTTTTGCAAACATGTCTAAAAACCCTAACGCAAAAACAGCTCAAGGTTCTACAAACTACTATCCAAATGTGATTTACAATCAATCATCTTTTGTAT